CCTTCAGTTGCAGCGGCTTCATTCATCAGTCGGTGTTTGGTCTTCAGCAACATCGTTCACTCCGTGGGCGCGGTTGATCTGTCGCAGGATGAACTGGACCACTTCCAGTTGGCCTGCTTTGTAGTCGGTGGCGCGCGCCGCGTCGACGCCTCCGGGGGTGTAGGGGTTGCGCCCGAAGCGGGCGATGAGCTGCTCCAGCACGGCCACGCCGTCGGCGTTGTCCTCGAAGAGGCGGCGGTAAGCGTTGGGGTCTGGGGTGTGAGTGGCGGACATGGCTGGGCGGCTTAGGCTGCGCTGGCCATGCGCTGAGCCATGGAATCAGTCATGGTCTGCTGTGCGGCCTGGGCCTGCATGGCCTGCTGCTGGGCTTGGGCGTCTTCCTTGCGGGCTTCGCGCAGCGCCTTGACCTTGCGGGTGTCGGGGATGATGCGCTGCGGCACACCCAGGCCGTCACCGACTGCGCGGGTGGCTTCGTCCACGTCGTAGAGGTCGGCGGCCATGGCAAAGCCTGCGGCCACCTGCTCGCCCACGAACAGGCCGTAGCGCTGGATGGCGGTGACCTCTTCCAGCTTTTGGCTGCGCGCCATCGGGCTGATGTACTTCACATGGAAGGACTGGCCGGACAGCGACTGAGGCGCACCACCCAGCACGCCTGCGCGGTATGCCAGGCCGAAGCAACGCTCGATGAGGGGCTGCAGGAACTCTGCCTGCATGCGGCCGAACACCGGGCCGAGCAGCTGGCGGATCAGCGCCACGCGCACATGCACCTCGGTGGCTGTCATGGCGGGGCCGTCTTGCGCTTGGAGCTGGTCGGCCAGCAGGCGTTTGCGGATGGCGCGCTCAAGTCGCTCTTCGGCGGTGAAGGCCACCTTGAAGTCCGAGCCCGTCATCAGCGGCTTCATGCTGTCGACGCTGTTGGCAACGATGACCTTGCGCGGGCCCACCTTGATGGTCTTGGGGTTCAGCACGCCGTCGTCCTCGGCGATCCACATACCGGCAATTGCCAGCTCGGTGGCGCTCAGCTCGTTGGCACGCAGGCGGTTGAGCAGGCGAATATCGGGCAGTGCCGAGGCCACCGGGCCCGTGGCGTATGCGCTCTTGGGCAGGCGAGACCAGCGCGGCACAGCGCAGGGGAACTCGTGATAGCCCGACTCTCGCACCGTGTGCTTGTTGACTTTTTCCAGCACCACGGACGCAAACGGCAGGTTGCGTGCCAGCACCGCACCCGGCACATGGAGGGGGCGCGGCTCGATGGTGTGCAGGAACTCGACCATGGTGTCGGGCTTGGACTGCAGCAGCTCTTGCGACTTCTGCGACAAAGCGGATGCGCCCCACTTGGCGGCGGCTTGCTCAACGCTCAGGGAGAAATCACGCTCGATGGTGTCAACGCGGCCCCCGGCCTTGCTGCTGCCGATGTAGCACTGCGACAGCGGCCAGGTCTCGAAGGTGTAGCCCCCGACGTCCCGGTCCTCATCGATGTAGAGCACGAACCAGCCAGCCGACACGATGTCGATCATGGCGTCGAACACCTCGGCGTCGAAGTTGGCGCTGTGAATGTTCTGCCAGATGAAGTCGGCCGCATCGCTCAACCAACGCTTGCCGTCCTCGGCTGCGCCATCGACGTCCAGGTCGAACCAGCGCGAGTTGCTGGGCGTCACGCCGCTGACCAAGTTGGCGGCCAGGTTCTCCGCAGCATCGGCAGACACGGACGACAGCACCCGTGCACGCTTGCTCTGCTCGGTACCGGCATCGAACGAGTCATCTTCGCCAATGCCTGCGCCACGGCCTGGAGCCACGTAGTCGAAGGACTCGCGCCAGGTCGGCTCATGCAATCGACGCTCAGACACACGCTGGGCGTGTCGCTTGAGTAAGGCATTGACGCGATCAGGGTTCATGCTCAGGTGCCGCCAAGGGTTGAAACGCCCCGCGCCATGACGGTCTGCGTTGGCGCTGTGGGTGAATTGCGAGTGCCCGCCGAGGTGATGCGACCGGCGCCGCGCGTCATCAGCGAGCCACCGCGCATGCGGGTGCGCTTGGCTGCTGTGGTCGCATTGGCCGACGCCTGAGACTGAGCCTCAGCGGCAAGCCGTTGCTCTTCGGCCTCACGGCGCGAGACCTCGCGATCAGAAGCCGCATCAGATGCGCTGTAGCCGCCGCCACCGCCGCACATGGTCAGCCCACCCGCTTAGGTTGAGCGCCGAAGTCAGCGGGCACCACCCAACCCTCGGGGGTCAGCTTGGGGGTGTTGGAGGCGACTTGCACCGCAGGCTGAGCGGGCGCGGCGGGCGCCGGATCAGGCTCGGGCTCGGGGAAGGTGAACACCGTGTCAGCCACGCGCTGCTGCATGACGTCCTGTTCGGTCGGCTCTTCAGCTTCATCGCTGGTTGGCTCGACGCTGGGGGCGCTGGGCTGAGATGCCTCGACAGGCTGCGCAGGCGCGGCGGAATCGCCAGGGGTCAGGATGGTGCGGGGCTTCGTCGCCATGCGGCTCTCCGGTAAGTTTGATTCGACACCGGCAAGTGTTGGTCCGCAACGTGGCAGGTTTCCCGACCTTACCCACCCTCCCCGGCTCAAGCTATCAGGCTGAGCTGGCGTTCATCGAATGGGGGTTCGGGCTCTTTCACTTTCTTGGGCTCACGCACGCTGTGCTCAGTGCCGCACAGTGGGCAGTGGATGGTTCCGCCCTCCCAGGCCTCGACGTATGAGCGCTTGAGCGCGGTGCGGGGATCACCCCACCGGGGCACCTCCCCAGCTGGTCGGCCTGTGGTGCGCACCCACAAGGCGATGAGCAGCTCGCCCTGGTGCATCTTGGGGTCTGCCTCCTGGTTGCGCAGATCGAGCAGCGTGGGCTTGCTGATGCCCGTGCACGCCGTGATGACCCGCAGCGTCAGGCCACGCTCGCGCAGGTCCGCGAGGACGCGGAACCAGTCGACACGACGGACGGTGACACGACGGACCAGGCTCATCAGGCTACGACCTCCAACAGTTTGCCGCCCGTCATGGGATCACCTTGCAGATGCGAAAGACGATGCCGGCCAGGGTGACGGTTTCGCCGACCTTGACCAGCAGGGGTGTAGCGCGGTTGCCCTCCACCGCCATGACGATGGAGGACCAATTGCCGCGCCCTTTGGGCTTGAGGACCAGCATCACGATGTGGCCTCGAGCAGGGAGGACTGGGGGGCTTCGCGCTTGGCAATGGGGGTGATGGTCACCACGACCCGGGCGCCGTTCTCGTCGGGCTCCATGCGCTCGGCACTGTCGGCGCGGACCCACTTGTCGTCACCGAAGGCCACGTCCTTGAGCGCGTCGTAGAGAACCTTGCGGGCATTGTCAAGGTCAATACATTGAACGGTATCGTCCCAGGCCTGGCCGAACTTGCGCTGGCGTGTCTTCCAGTCGAGCGGGCGTTGCGGGTACAGGGCGATGTGCACATGCACGCGGCCCTCGATGGGGGCGCGCACGCCCTGCTGCCAGGCCTTGAGGTTGACGTGCTCTTTGTAGGCCTTGGCCTCATCGCTGAGCGTGACGATGGCGCGCTTGTGGCCACGCGGGACGAAGCTGCGCCAATATCTGTTGGACGACACAGGGTAAGGCAGGGTCAACGTGATTGGGGTGGAGTTCATGCTTCGATCCTTGCGGGAGGGAATGCACAGCCCGCGCAGTCGCCCTGTGGGCACATCGGGCTGCAGGGTTCGTCATCGCCAGTCGCCAAGGCCGCCACGGTTGCCTGCCTGCCACTGGCGGGTAGCGTCAGCGTTGAGTGCATCGGCTGCGGCTTGGCCTCGGGCCTTGGCGACGCTTTCGAGCCAGTCGCGGACCCATTGGCCGCCGCGTTCTTTGCGCCAGCGAAGCAGCTGGCGGACTTCGCAGCGGTGGCGTGAGGTGTCGTGGTCGGATGGGCTGGGCATGGGGGGGTCAAATGCGCGCGCGCGGAGCTGGGTGGTTGAACGGTCAACATGCCCCCTCCACCGGGGTATTTCCGCGATCCATTCCCAGCGCTTGGCGGTAGGTCTGGCGCTGGGCGAGGGTGACCTTTTTGCCCTTGTACGTGCCGTCACGGGCGTCGCTTTCTGCCAGCTCGCGCAGGGTCTGCAGCGGGTCGCGGCTGGGCAGTCGGCGGTCAATTCCCGCGATGGCCTGCTGCACGCGCACCGGGTCGGCCTTGGGGGCGTCAAGCGCTGGGGCTGGACGGTCTGGCCTGCGGTTGCACAGGGCGATGAACTCGGGCAGCGTGGGCGGCCTATCGGGCAGGTTGTCGAGGGCGTAGCGCAGGGCTTTGGGGTTGCTCTGCAGGTGCCCCAGGCGCTTGGCCCAGACGGCCTGGATGCCGACGATGTGGTCGTGAGCGTGCTGGGCCGGATCAACGCCCGGCAGACATGGCGGCACCGGGAACATGCGCTGCCATTGGCCGGGGTAGTTGGCGGCCATCTCGACCCATAGGGACTGGATCCAGCGCTCAGGGAGCGATGAGGCGGGTGTCGACATCGACGGTCTCCGGTTGGGGTTGGGGGGCGTGCTCGAACGTGGCCGGGCCATAGACGCCGGTGGCGAAGCCGTGGGCCAGCGAGTTGAGCTCGGCCTGGGTGGGTGGGCGCTGTGGCATAGCGCCCTGGTGCAGCGGGTTGGCCATTGCGACCTCTTCGCGACGGCGCTGGACGGTCCCCACGGCGTAGGCGAATCCCTTGGACTTGGCCCTGGCCTCCAACGCTGCGCCGATGAACTCGTCGAGCGTTGCCCCGGCTTCGATGAGCCTCAGCAGGCCGATGTGCCCAGGGTTGACGTCAGCGACGCCAGCGGCCTTCATGGCCATGCAAACCTGTCCAGCCAACGAGGGGGCGCGCGCCATTGGCGGTGGAGAAGTCTCAGTGTGTGTATTTGGGTCTGGTGACTGGTGACTGGTGTCTGGTGTCTGGTGAGCATTGCCTTCGCTATGCGTTCGCATTGCGTTCGGTGATGCGTTCGCATTGCCTTCGCTATGCGCTGGCTTTGCGCTCCACCGTGCTTGTGCACTGCGCTTTGCCTTCGCTTGCTTGTCCTGGTAGCGGGCGATTTCAGCATCACACCGGGCCTGGTGCCATCCGTCAGGCTGCAGGTCGAAGAACTCGTTCAGGACAGATTCGACCGCTTCGCGCTCATCCTTGGATCGTGCACCGACCAGCCGCTGCACCGCCTTTACATCGATCGGCAGGGGCTTCTCCTGGGCGTAGTACTTGCGGATCAGTCGGCTATAGGCTGCGTCCTCGACAAAGGACAGGTGCGC